ATGAATGCCAAAGAGCCTGGGCCGAGGCAGTCTACGAAGCCAAAGCACGCATTGAATCGATTCCCGATGAACTCGAAATGATGTTCCCAGCCGAACTTCGCGCAACACTCAAGTTAGAGGTGCGAGACAAGATTCATATGATCCTAAAGCAGTTAGCCGGTACGGAGCCAGTGTGATCGAATTCAGCAAGGAGCATTGGGAGCCTCGACCGTTCTCGCGATCCCTTTCTTGGTTTCGCGAATTTGTCGAAACTGCTGAAGGCAAGCCTTACGATCATGGAACCCATCCACACGTTGGTGCCCCTGGCGGCCCCTGTGATGCTCTGGACGATTCACGTGTGCTGTCGATCTGGTTGCAATGGGGCTCCCGCCTCGGCAAAACATTCTTCGGCCAAGCCGCCAGCATGTTCTACGCTGACACCTCCCCACGCCCGTTGATGTTTGCGACCAGCGATAACAAGCTGGCGCTTGAAGTGGTGCAACGCACGTACAAGATGATCGAGCGGTGCAAGCCGCTACGACCGCAGTTGCTGCCACCACACCGCCGGAAGCAGTCCCTAGTGCAATTCGCGAATTGCCGGATGTATGTTGCCTGGGCTCGATCTGTCTCGACGCTGGCAGATAAGCCGGTTCGAGTCGGACACGCGAACGAAATCGACAAATGGGAGCACGAGAAAACGAGCAAGGAAGCAGACCCATTGAAGCTTTTTAGCGACCGCTTCAAAGAGTTTCCGACACACAAGAAAATCTACGAATCAACCCCCACGGTCAAAGGTCATTCGCGCATTGAGCGAGGCAGACTCGCATCGAGCAATTGCCAGTTTTACGTGCCATGCCCGCATTGCGGTCGTTACCAAGTCCTGAAGATGGATCGCATAGAGTGGGACAAAGATGAAGGGGGGCGGAGTGATCGCGATATCGCTCGCCGCACCGCCAGCTATCGCTGTAACAACAAACAGTGTTCGGAGAAGATTCTCGATCAGCATCGCATTCCCATGATTCGCCTGGGGGTTTGGGTGCCCGATGGGTGTAAGCCGATTGACAAACAAGCAAGGCTGGCTGCCGAGCGTTGGTCTCAGGAGCAATCTTCTCCTTGGGCCGGTTGGGCTGCTGCCACGTGGATCAAAGGCACTCCCCGCCGCGATGGTCCAGAGGCAGGCTACCAGCTATCAAGCTTATACTCGCTCTCGCTTGGCTGGGGTGATATCGCCGCCGAGTTTGTCAGTAGCAAGCCGAGCCCCCAAGACCTGCGAAACTTTGTGAATCAATGGCTGTCTGAGACGTGGGAGATCACAGCAAAAGACCAGACGTGGGAACAGCTTGGAGACCGGCTCATATCCTCGATTCCGCCTGGCATTGTTCCAGATGGCTTCACGCTGCTCACCATCGGCTGCGATCAGCAAGACAAAAAGACGGTCTACGTTGTCGATGCGTGGGCTCCGGATTATCGCTCTCACACGCTGGCCTACGGCGAAGTCACCACCCGGGATGAATTGATCGATCTGGTATTCGCAAAACAGTATGCGATGCAAAACGGAATCATTGAACTGGCCATTAGTATGGGCCTCTTCGATTCAGGTTTCCGGGCGTCGCAAATCTACGATTTCTGCGCGAAGTGTGGCCGCCAGGGGATCCGGATTTTGCCGTGCAAGGGGGCGAACGTCGCCATGCAAACACCGTTCAAGGTAGTCACTCTTGGCGAAAACACGGCTCGCCCCGGTGCCCCCTTAGTGCACGTAGATACCATCACGACACAAGATTGGATCGAGAGTCAGTTGCATACTTTGCGGTTCGCCGCCGGAGACCCTGGATCCCACTCGATTTATGCCGCCAGCAAATCACAGCACCAAGATTATCTGGAGCAGATGCTTAACGAGACCTCGGTCCAAGAGACAGACAGCCGCAATTATTCCCGGGAAAAATGGCAGCGTATCAGCGATACGATCCCCAATGACTATCGCGATGCTCACCGCTACAGCTATGTGGCCATGCTGCTCGCGACTCAAGGCCGGGGAGTTCCTGACACCACGCCGGCCAAGTCCGAGTCGCGACCACAATCACCAATCAGCAAACCAGCACCAACAGCAGTTCCCCAGCAACAAACCCCAGTTCGTCAGCAACCGAAACGTACAAGCGGATGGCAGGTAGCACTATGACACACTCTACACAAATGATGGTCATCGAACGCCCGCTCTGCCCCACGCATTCCGTGCCAATGCTGGCTGGCAGCACGAAGGGAAAGATCCGCTACTGCTATTGCCCGATTGCCGACTGCAAGGAGTCTTGCAAGGTCGCTCGCATCATCCCCAAAAAAATAGAAACCACTTTTACAGATTCTGTAAAACCTCAGTTCCAATCGTAATCCCCCACGCCTTAAGATCAGATCTCACGAGTAACCATTTGAGAGAAGAGATTCATGGCCGCCACCTTAGCCGAACTAACTGCACTGCAATCGGCTACGTTGGCAGCCATTACCGCACTCACCACGGGTGGTGTGAAATCTTATTCGGTCAATGGTCGCAGTCTTACTAGAAATGACCTGAGTGAATTGAGAGCCAGCTATGAATGGGTGACAAGCAAGATCGCTGAATTGAGTGCCCCCCGCCGTGTGTCCGCTTCCGTCGTTCGTTTTAACCGCCCCAAATAAATGCAAATCGCCCAGACAATAGACCGCCTGATCGGTGCAATTTCCCCAGCGTGGGGAAGGAAGCGGATCGTTGCTCGCGAGCAGATGAACTTCTGTCTTTCGACATTTGCGGCGGCTGAAAAATCGCGTCTCACTGCCGAATGGCGGGCGAGTAACGTCTCGGCTGATCTCGCAGTCATTCCTGACATGGACACCATCAACGCTCGCGCTCGAGCAGCCGAGCGTGACGACTGGGCTGCTGGCTCAATCGTTGATGGCTTCCGGCGGCATGTCATTGGTACAGGCATCACCTGCCGTGGCAATGCCCGAGACGAAGATGGCGAGCCGCGTAAAGAATTCAATCGCAAGGCCAACCGCCTCTTTGCCAGTTGGTGCCGAGACAAGAAGCAATGCGATGCGGAGCGTCGAAAATCTTTCCTCGGTATCCAGCAATTGGCGATCACGGAGTTGACTCTCGTTGGTCAGGCGTTCGCGATTCTCGAAGTGGTCGAGCGGGCGGGCGTTTCGGGTTTGCGCGTGCGGATGTTCGCTCCTGAACAACTTGATCCGATCATTCTTAGCAATCCAGACAATGGCAACGAAATCCGTCGCGGGATCGAAGAGGATGCTGACGGCGCGCCGGTGGCTTATTGGGTCTATGATCGACACCCGAATGATTATTCTTTCCGCCGTGGCCTGCCGCTGTTGGTCTCCAATCGATATCCAGCGGAGCAGGTGCTACACCTGATGCGGCCCACGCAAGTCGGCCAGAGTCACGGCTACACTCGCTTGGCCCGCGTACTGCCCAAGATGCGTAAGGCCGCTCGGTACGACGACAATATGTCGATTCGCGCCGCGTATGAGGCAGCTATTGGCATGACCATAGAAAGCCAAGAGCCCACGTCCAGCAACTGGATGGATTACCTTGGCCCCTCGGCCACTCCCCCCACGACCAAGGACGATGGCAGCATCGAACTGGATATTCAGCCGGGGATGTGTCATAACTTGCCGCCTGGAAAAACAGCCAAGTTCCATGTGCCGAATTCTCCAGGTGGCACCTATCAGCCCTATATGCACCAGCAGTTGAAGGAAGTTTCAGCCGGTGCAGGTCTCGATTATCCAACCACTGCCCGCGACTTCGATTTCGGTAGCTTCAGTTCTCAGCGTCAAGCACTGATCGAGCGCGATGGCGAAACCGACCCGCTCCAAGAGTTGATAATCTCCGATTGGATCGTGCCGATCTATCGGCTATTCATTGAACTGGAAATCTACGCAGGCCGTCTCGATGCACCTGGCTATGGTGAGATGCTTGGTGATGTGGCCACCGATGAGTTGTGGTTGCAATGCCAGGTATGCCCTCCTGGTAAGCCTTGGGTAGATCCAGCCAATCAGGCAGCCGCCGCCAAGATCATGGTTGACGAGCGATTTAAGTCTCGCGATCAGATTTCGATGGCCATCAACGGCTGCCCCATCAATGACATTTTTGATGTGATCGACGACGAACAAGAGTATGCCACCGAAGAACTGGCGACGCCCACGAGACCCAATGGCATCGGCTTGCCAGAAATGACTCCGAGCGGACAGCAGCCTAAGGTGAATCCACGTGAGCCCAAGCCACGCGGTTTGGCTAATGCCCCGGCAGGGGCTTCCGTCACGAACGATCTCAATGCCCAGGGAGCCGAGTAATATGCCACGTCGCCACAAACTCAATCAAGCCTTCATGCTCGCAGCACAGTCAGATCCACAGCAAGTTTCGCTGGACTCTTTTGGGAGTGCGCTCGGTGAAGTCGATGTTGATTTTGACAGTGGTCAATTGCGTAACGTCGCGATAATTCGCAAAGGACCGGCGGACGGTTGGGGGTTCGAGGTCGATGATGTCATGTTGCAGCAGGTTGTCGATGCTTTGCGCGGCTCAGAGATCCCGTCGCACTATACCCACACTCATGCCCAGCGAACTGCGGGCGTGCCGGTGGTGGATGGCCTGGGAACACTTGTGGGAAATGTCATCTCGAGCAGCGTCCGCATTGTAGGCGACGCCGTGCGTGGCGATGTGCAATTGGGTGAATATGCGAACAAGGGCCCGAACGGAACTTTGCGTGATTATCTGCTTGGAATAGCGAAAGAGAATCCCCGAATGATCGGTCTATCGATTGTGTATATGGGGAAAAAGGAAGTGATTCTGGGGCCTGACCGCAAGCCCCTTAAAACAGTGGGACGAGTGATTGAACTTACAGCCGTGGATTTCGTCCGAAGCCCGGCAGCTAACCCCAATGGCCTGCTATCTACGGCCGATCCTCAAGAAGGAGTGAAAAAAATGAATCCAGAACTACGCGTTTACTTGGAATCGAAAGGCCTGAAGAAAGAAGCGACCGACGCCGAGGCGATTGTATTTGCACTCGCAATGCAGAGCCCGGCTGATTTGGAAGGTGCCAAAGTCCTCGCCAAAGTGGAACTTGCCACTCAGATTTCTGCCCGTGTGGTCACGTTGGAAGCTGGTGATGGTGGTAAAGTCACTCCGGAAGATCCCGATCAGGTGGCGCTGGCAAAAATCCAAGCCGACGAAAAGGTGTTCTTCGCGCTCGGAAAATCCGCCAACATGAGCGACGACGAAGCCAAGGTTTTCGCCGGGCAACACGTCTTGGACGGCACCCCTTTTGCCGACGTGCGCAAGGCTGCTGGCGTTGCCCTGGCTGCCAAGTTCCCATCATCCACGGTTCGCACCAGCCACACGGTTACCAGTGGTGGTAACACCACATTGGAATCGTTGCCGCAAGCAATCGAAGATGCGATCATGTTGCGGAGCGGCTACAGTCGCCTCGTCAAAACTGACGAGAACGATATGGTCTGTTTGTCTGCCGATGGCCAGCCTGACTATCGCCAACCTGACCAGCGTGCTTTGCGTTGGCGCGGTGCGAATACCTCGGGTCTGATGCGGATCTACTTGCGTGCCTTAGGTGTGCCTGACGTCGATGAAATCTCCAATGTTCGCTTGGCTGAACTGATTGGTCCCCGCGAGTTCCGTAAGAAATATCCTGACATATTCGCGTTGTCGCAGGGGATTGGTGACTTCGGCAGCATCTTGGCCAACGTAATGGGCAAGACTCTCCGGCAATCATATATGGATCGTTCGCCAACTTGGCAGCTTTGGGCTCGCCGAGCAACGGCACCAGACCTGAAAGAGATCAGCCGCACGGCCCTGTCTGAGTCGCCTAATTTGAAGCCGATCACAGACGAGGGTATTCAGTACGTCTCGCTCTCTGATGGCAAGGAAAATTACGCTTTGGCCCAGTACAACAATGGGCTCAAGTTGACTCGCCGCGCCTTCATCAATGATGACCAGGACGCGTTCAGTCGCATCCCCATGCTGCAAGCCGCCGCCGCTTCTCGCAAGGAAGAAGATGTGGCTTACGCAGTCCTCACGGGAAATGCCAACATGAGCGATGGCAATCCCTTGTTCGATGATACCAATCACGCGAACAAGTTGGGCAGTGCAGGAGCGGCTCCTTATACGGTCGCGTCTCTGTTGCCCACCTGGAATCGGATGCGTAAGCAAAAGGGACCATTGGGGGTGGCGGATCTCGATCTGGTGCCTAAGTTCCTGATCTGCCCAGTGGCACTGGAAATTGGTGCTCAGCAGTTCGTGAGTTCGGTGGTAGATCCGAGCAAGGCCAATGCGACGCCCAACCCGTTCAGCGGTCGATTGACCGTGGTTGGCAATTCGCGGCTCGACGCATCCAGTCTCACCAAGTGGTACCTCTTGGCCGACTATCGCCAAGGACAGACCGATACGGTCGAAGTCTGCTTCTTGGAAGACGAGCCAATGCCCGTCCTTAAACAGGAAACGGAATGGGACACCGAGGATGTGAAGTTTGCTGTCCGTCACACGGTTGCGGCCAAGGCCATCGACTGGCGTGGCCTGACCGAGGACAAGGGCGCGGCATAAGCGTCTGAATTAAATGAGCCCGGCGGGGAGTCGATTCTCGCCCGCCGGGCTGCTTGTTTCTTTACTCAATTACCTTTCGTTGCGAGATCAGAGGAAAGCCATGAACACTTATCGAGGCAGCGGCCATCGCCGCACGCATACACCCAGTGGAGCGGACATCGCCAGTGGTGGCGTAGTCGTCATGGGGTCTGAAATCGGCGTTGCGGTTGATACGATCATCGACGGTAACCCAGGTGCTGTAGAGGTCAGCGGATTGCATGAGTTAGCAGCCAAGAGTGCCGACACATGGGACGCTGGTGATCCCATCTACTGGGATGCTACGGAAGAAGAGCTCACCGACACTTCCACCGACAACACGTTGGCGGGCGTGGCGAATACGGCCAAACTGGCTGCCGAAGTGCTGCACACCGTGCTGCTCAATGGAAGGTGTGGCCAAGAGTAATCAACAGCCAAGCGGTGGATTACTTCGCGTCTGAAGATATCGCGACGGCAGCAGACACCCTGCTGCTGTCGCTTTTTAAGAAGGGGTGACCTGTGGGACTTGATCTAAATAGCGACGCGGCCATCTTCCTCGCCTTAGAGGAATTCGCGGAGCAGATCGAAGTCCATGCACTCTCCCAATCTGCACGTCCAATCAATGCGATTGTTGATCGCTCGCCCCCGGCTCCACTAGCCGAGGCGGGGC